TTTTCTTTCCTTCGGCTTCTTCTACTTCTTCTTCTGCCGCTTCTGGCTTAGAACCTTCGGCAGTTTCTTCTTCGGCTGATTCGCCGTATTCTGCCTTTTCTTCATCTTCAATTTCAAGACCAGCCTCTTTGCACATAGACTTGCACTCATCAAGTGCCATCTTGGCGTCCATATATGCGGACTTGGCTTCTTCATACATCTTCAACATATCTTCTTTGGACGGCTTCTCGGAAACCGCTTTATCTTCTTCGTGTTCCATTTTTTCTCCTATCACGGTTTCGCTATCTGTGTTTTTTTCTTCTTTCCTATATCCGCCGCCACGTGCTTTGTATTCACGTGTAACCCACGCATTTGCAACAGCCGAAGGATAAACGTCAAACTTTTCTTTGGCTTCTGCTTTTACGCGGTTATAAAGTTCAGTATCGGCTGGCTCTGAATTGCCGCCGCCACTATTAATGTTTTCATAATCGGCTTCTTCTTTGCCAATAAATTCTTCTACTTTAGCCAAATCGCCTGCCGTGTCAGACTTCGCCAACATAAGTTTTGCGTTCGGATTGGCTGGTCTATCAACTAAAGAAACTTCAACAATTTGTCCGTCAATGATTCTGCCGTTAGCGGCTTTGTTATCGCGCACAATACGTGGCGCTCTAATGCCAATTGAGAATCCTTTTAACACGCCAGTTTCAACTTTCTTAACTGATTGCGCGTCCACAACTAATGCAGAAATGTAATAGCCGTCAGGCTTTGAATCTAATTCTTTGGCAACGCCTGCCGCAATACTGCTGTGTTGTTCACGAATATTGCCGCCTGTTTTAAACCATTCAGGCATAGCCTTTTCCAGCCAAGTGGCGTCGCAAATTTGTTCGTCAATGTCTAGCGAATCATCTGTGGCTTTTCCATAAACAAGTAAAGTTCCATCATCTTGTTTTTCTTGTTTAATAATTGCGGCGTAAGTGCTGGTCATATCAATAGCCATAGATTTATCCTTTTTCTTTTCTCTCTCGGAAATACTATCTGCCCAAGTTTTTCCTGCGTCGCCACCCCACAGTAGCCAAGCAATATATCCAGCGGAAGGATTTGAGGCGTTTCCCCAATCCTTGCCTTTCTTATCAACTTCGTGCCGTGCAAAATACGATACCATACGGCGGATAGTTTCTAACGGAATTCCCTGTCCATTTGACAGACTTCTTGCACGTGCCACGCCAACAGGAGTTCCGCCACGATTGAATTCACGGCGTAATTCTAAGCCGCGTTTGGCATTACTAATAACGCCTTGCGGTGGTTTATGTGAATCTGCCATTAGTCCTCATCTCCAAGAATAAATGATAGTGCGTCCTCGCCTATATTTCGCGTATCAACTACATATGGCGAAATGTCGCACACGCAATTTGGGTGCGCTGGCGGTTCGGTATCGCCACTTGGAAACGTATCGCCAATTTGAATAGGCGAAACATCGGCGTTTTCTTGGCACAAGTCACAAGGGTCGGCAACAATCCACTCAACAAGTTCCACGCCGCTTTCTTCATATAACTGGCGACTTGCCGTTGCTACGGCTCGGCTCATTTCGGTTTGTGCAATAGCCAAAGCGCGTTCAGAATCATCAAAAAAGTCCGATAAATCTACTTCGCTAGGCGGCAAGCCTTGTGCCAAAGCATTTGCCAATCGTGTGCCAATTCTGTCTAACGTAGTGCGATTAATGCCTTGTATTGTTAGGTCACGACTATCCAATAACGTAGAAAGACCGCGTGGCTTACTAACAAGCAAAGCGGCGGCTCTATTGCCTGCTCGCCAGTTAGACCAGTTAATGCCTACTGCTCGCTGTAACTGTTGCTTAGTTGGCGCCTTATTTATCTTTGCTTTGGCAATTGAGTTCATAGCAATATCTTCGCCAAGCAAATATGATTCTAAATAAAGTGTGCGTAAAGCCGCCATTAACGGCTCGCTATCTACACGGACATTGGTTAATGCCCATTGGCGCGCCTGTTCTGTTGTCATAGTTTCAGGATTTGGGTGCGCGCTCGCCCAATTTTCCTGCACTTGCGAGATATTAACGCTTTGCCGTAACGCTTGCCTGATTAACGCCGAACGTCTAGCGGCTAAGCGGACTTTAGCGCCGTTCTTTTTGCGCCACGCCTGATTTGCCATTTACGCCAAATATCGTTCGGCATACCATCTTGCGCTGTCATAATCGCCAATGCCAATAAACTTATTTAACACTTCGGCATATACAACAGGCACTTCACGGAAATTAAATGGGCGAGTAGGCGATTTCTTTAGCCAACGTAGAAACATTTTAAGTTCGTCCGCCGCTTTTAAGCCTTCGTCATACTCTGAATCTTCTACTTGCTCATTTGATTCGGCTTCTGTTGGCTTATCTTCTACGTTAGGCACAGGCGCTTCTGAGCCGCCGCCTACGTCACCGCCTGCTTCAACGGCTATTGCGTCCTCGGCAGGCGCAGATACGCCTTCAAGTGCGCTATCAAAAGGAATAATGCCACTTTCTGTTACAAAATAACCGCCTGTGCCTGTAACAATCATTGGCATATCGGCTATTGGCGATTCAATTAACGGCATACCGCCACGACTTCTTGATTCATTAAGAGTTAAACTGCCTGACTTAGTTTCAATGTCACGTGTGCGCGCAATTGATTCCAAATCTTGACGTCCTGATTCCATAAACTTAAATTCAAGTTCGCGTGGCATACCCAAGTATGTATAGGACAAGTGGCTCAACATACGTCCAACCCAGTTAGCCAATGGAATTGCGCCGATAACTTCTGACGATTCGGCTTGACCCAATTGGAAACCGCCGCCACCCAAACCGCCTTTAGGATTAAAACCGATTTCAGATGGCATTACGCCGTAGTGACCGCAAATACTATTGACCAAATACTCATCTAACGTATCTTTGAAACGTTCGCCATAGCCTTCAAACTGAACTGGCTCCATTCCAGTTGGCAATAAACGCACACGCTTACGTTGCTCTGTCTGTCCTGCCAAATCATCATTAAAAATGTTTTCATAGGCGCGAAGCAAATCAGGGTTATTGCCAAAGTTGGCGTCTGTTTTCATAAGCAATTCAGGCGTTACGCCGTCTGTATATTCGGCACGTAGCCATTGCTGACGGCGCAAATAAATATCCGCGAGCGCAAGTGCGCGTTCTGTTGGCGAATAGCCATAAACTGTCATTGTTCGGCGATTGCGAATTAAATAAGAGAGTTCATCTGACGTAAATTCGCCATCTGCATTTTCTTTGCCATCTGACGCGGCAAATTCGCTACGTGGAAAGCCAAAAAGAATCTGCTGAAATGCTGGATAAGGCGCTTGTGGTCGCATTCCTCGGTCATCAATAAGCGGCTTAATAGTTGAGCCATCTAGTATCTGTAAGCCGAGCAAATCGCCGCCTACTGATGGTTGAGGCCAAACTGCCCACGCGTCTAGCACCAAAATTTCTTCTAGTGCGATATTAAGCCAATCGGTGAATAGAAGTCCGTTAGTAGGGTCAGGCTGTTCCCAAAATTCTCTAAGGCGGCTAATCTCTTCCGTGTATCGCTCACGTGCAACAGACATAGCGCGCACGTGATTGCCGCCAATTTCTGTAATAATCTTTTCGGCTGAATCTTCTGCCAAAACAATATCCCAATCAAGCCCTGAAATCTTTGCCTTTAATACTTCAATACAACGGCGAAGAATATCAATCTGGTCAGCGGCGGCACGTAATGTTGCAAACGGCACAAGTTTAGTTGCCGTGATGTTGATGTTTTGTGCAACTTGAAATTCATAACGGCGTGGGTCAGGACGTCCACTATCTGAACGAGGCGGATTGATGGCGCCCGGAATAATGGGCATACCAGGCGCAAATGGCACACTTGCAATCATTGGGTCGCGTGGAAGTGCAACACTTTGTCCGTATGTAGTTTGATTTGCGGCGTTACGCATTTCAGTTTCGGTCATTGCTACTGCGCCAACTGGCAGATTTGGACCCTTAACTAATTCGGCGGCTACTTTCTCGGCAATACGGTCTATCAGACCCATATTCTCTCTCCTTTAATTAGCCTTGAACTACTACCCTGTATTGGTTAGAAGTTGGTGCAACGGAGAATAGCAAAGTAATTGTGTCCGTAGTTGCGTGGTTTACATCGCAAATTACTTCGGCATATGGCGAAGAATTGTCATAGACAGTTACTTGCACATCTCTAGTGCCTAAATTGTGCGTGATTGTGTAAGAAGTGGCAGCGCCATCGCCTACGTTTGCGCCATACTTACGAACAACAACTGCCGTATCAATGGCAACTGTGTTAGTAAGAACAGAAATACCAAGCCCTGCGCCTACTGCCAAATCTGTTGTGAGATTTAAGCCTGATGTAGTTGCAAGTTTAATTTCCGCGCCGCTTGAACCTGTTTGTAAGCCGTATCCGCTACGTGGCGCAAATGAGAATACAGAGCCGTTAAGAACAACGCCATTATTTGCTGTATATGTGCCAGCGCCTGAGAACTGCGCCCAAACAATTTCAGTAGTGCCGAGAGTTACTGGCGCGTTGTTTGTGCAAACCCAACCAGTATCGGCATTAGTTGTTCCTTGTTCTACGAATACATATGCACTTGGAAATTCTGAGCCTGTGTTCATATCTGCTGAACGTGTTGGCGCGCCAGTTGCATTAACTACATAAATGCCGTTTGCTGTTGCGTCTGTTTGATTCTTAATAAGAATACGTTCGCCAGTTGCAAGAGTAACGCCATCAACTACTTGTCCATTAGCAAACGCAGTTGCCAATGTTCCGTTTGTTGTTGTTGCCGCTACTACGGAAGCCTTTGTGTCTAAGCCTTGTGCAACTGAATCTACATAGCCTTTA